CCCGCCGCCGCAGCGTGACACACGTGGTGGACACCCGCCCCTCCTCCCGCGGGGAGTCGTCGCGGCCGGCGCCCACCCGCACCTCGTCCGGCGGCTCCCGCCGCCCCGCCGCGGGCCGCTCGACCACCGCCGCCGGCGGCGAGGGCACGTCCCGGCAGGCTGACGACGCGATCCGGCAGGCCGCGGGCCGCCAGTCCACCCCGCAGCGGCAGGCCGAGCGCCCAGCGCCCCGCCCCGCAGCGGAGCGTCCCGCCCCGCAGCAGCGCCAGGCGGAGCGCCCACCGGCCCGCCAGCCGGAGGCCGCCTCGAGGCCGGCGCCCACCAGCACCAGCCGCGGCGGGACCTCGGACGGCTCCGGCGCCCCCGTGGACGGCCGCCCGTCGAACAAGCCGATCGCCCGCAACGCCTGGGGCGTCGGCTCGGCACACACCAACGAGATCGCCTACCACGACGACGGCGCGATCGGCTCCGCGATCAAGAACATGGGCGACGACGCCCGCATGGACGTCGACGGCGAACCGCTGGCCAACGTCCTCGGCCGCCTCGCCACCGACGCCGTCGCCGGCCGCAAGACCACCCAGGAGATGGTCGACGCCGTCAAGCGCATCCGCGACCGCCTCCCCGCCGGCTCCGCCGCACGCCGGGAACTGGACAGCGCCATCCGCGACATGGACGCGCCCACCACCCCGGCCCCGAAGGTCCCCGACGGCGTCCCCGCCCCGCTCCGGGAGCTCGCCCAGGCCCTGCACAGCGTCCCGACGGTCCGCAACGACCCGGGCACCGAGCTGGAGCCCCTGCTGGACATCCTCAACCGCTTCGCCCAGGGCCGCACCGGCGGCCGGCGGATGCTCGGCGAGGTCCGCGCCCTGGCCAACAAGCGCCACGAGAGCCTCGAGGGGAAGGCGGAGATCGACCGCCTGATCCAGAAGGCGCTCTCCGACCTGGAGGCCCTGGCACGGCAGGACCGCACGGCCCTGTACCCGCCCCGCAGGTAGCCGAAAGGCCCGACCCCAGACGGGAGGTGATGAGCATGGTGGACACAGGTGGAGCGCAGCGACACCCCGCCGCGACCGAGCGCCTGATGAGGTACTGGACGACCGGGCCCGGCGGGCAGCGCATCCGCTGGGGTGTCCCCGGCTAGGGGCGATTTCGACCGGTGCGTGAGGGAGCTGTCCCGCTACGTCGGCCCCGGAATCGTCAAGGGGCTCTGCAGCAACCTTCACGTGAGGGCCACTGGCGCTCGACCTGGTCACGCCCCTGGCGAGAAGCACGACAAGGGCAAAGGCAAAGGCAAGGGCTGATCCCTCGTGACCTACGGACCAAGATCATCCCGTACAGCACCCCTACCGAAGAACTGGGCCTCCCTGCGCCGCAAGGTCCTCAAGCGCGACGGCTACGTGTGCACGTGGGACCTAGGGAACGGGGTGCTGTGCGGGCAGCCGGCCACCGACGTCGACCACATCGGCGACCCGGCGGACCACAGCCTGCAGAACCTCAGATCCCTGTGCTCCCCCCACCACAGGCGGCGCTCCGCCAGCCAAGGGGCTAAGGCAGCGCAGGCCAAGCGCATACCCCGCAAGCGTGCCGAAGAACCACACCCGGGGCTGATCTAGGCCCTAGGGGTGTTCACACACAGTGACATCCTGGGGTGGGGGTGCCAGAAATCCCGGGGTTTATGACTACACCCAGTGATAACCCCAGGTGGCGTAGAGCAGTGAGGGGAGGCTGCTGTGGCCCTGCACCTTATCCCCGCAGCTGAGACCACACGACACGAGGCCACCGTGTGCTGCCCCTGCAACCCGACCATGCAGGACGTGCGCACTGACACGGGGAGCGTGAGACCGGCCCTGGTGCACAACACCCTCGAGGCAGCCGAGTGACCTCGACCAAGATCGGCAGCCTTCTCGACAGCCTAGGCATCGAGCTCGACCTGGCCGAAGGTGACCTGGTCGCCTCGGCAGTGGTCCTCTGCAAGATCGTCAAAGCAGACGGCAGCGTGACCCTCGGCTACGCACAGTCCGACGGCATGTGCTGGATCGAAGGGATCGGCATGCTCACAGCGGGGTGCGACATCGTCCGCCAGGGCTACGCCGACGACGACGAGGACGACGACTAACCCCGCCGAATTGTCGGACCCGTCCGCTAGAGTACCTTCGGCCAAGATCAAAACGCCCCGGCGAGTGCTGCAACACCCCCGGGGCCCGGCCGACCTGACTAGGACAGGTTCGACATGGACGACACTACAGGCTCCCTCCCCGGCTGCAAAGAATGCGGCCAACCCCTCGTGCGCAAGAGCCGAGGCCCAGCCCCCACCTACTGCTCCGCTGCGTGCAGGGCCAAGACAGGGGCAAGGAGAGCCAAGGCTGACGGCAGGTACCAGAAGCGGCTCGCCACGGCCAGAGCCAAGAACCAGGCCGAGCGTGAGGCCAACGCCAAGCCCTGCCCTTACTGCGGCGACCCCATGCTCAACCCCCGGCGTGTGCAGTGCGGCAAGCCCGAGTGCAAGCGCCTCTACACCAACGAGCGAGCAAGGAAGTTCCACACCAGGTGGAAGGCAGAGCACGGCGAGCGCTACAACAGCAGGTGGAACCAGCAGCAGAGCGAACGCACCAAGCGGCAGCGCGCGCAACGCAGAGCTCTCGGCCTGCCCAGCACCAGGCAGCTACGCAAGGCCAACTACGCCAAGTCGGACGCGAAGCGCCGCATGCTCAAGGCCAAGGCCACCCTCGAGACCTTCGACCCCAGAGAAGTGTTCGAGCGTGACCGCTGGGTCTGCCAGATCTGCAAGCGCAAGGTCGACCCCAGCATCAAGTGGCCCGACCCGATGAGCCCCTCGCTTGATCACATCGTGCCGCTCTCCGCCGGCGGCCCCCACTCGCGCGCGAACTGCCGACTCGCGCACCTCAGCTGCAACAGCGCACGAGGGAACCGCGGCGGCGGCGAGCAACTGCTGCTGTTCGGCTAACGAACCGGACATACCAGGCACCCCTGGGGGGGTAACCAAGATCGTTTACTGAGTTTGACCGGGCCCGTATACAGCCTGGCGATCTTCCCAGATAACCAAGCCCGTGAGCGCTGTTGCGCGCGACCCTGGAGGAGGTAGCGATGGGTGCTCGAGGGCCGATAGGCAAGCGCTCTGACCAGCGACACGGCCATCGGACGAAGGCAGAGAAGGAAGCGATCACGAAGGTGCCCGTCGGCGGGGGGCCGCTTCCGGCGGAGGAGCCGGACGAGACGTGGCACCCGATCGCGCAGTACTGGTTCCGGTCGCTTGGCCAGTCGGGGCAGCGGATTTTCTACGAGCCGAGCGACTGGGCTGAGGCGCGGTTCATCGGCGAGTTGATGTCGCGGTGCTTGGAGTCGGGCCGGACCTCGGCGCAGCTGGTCGCCGCGATCTTGTCGGGGGCGTCGCGTCTGCTGACGACCGAGGGTGACCGGCGGCGGGTGCGGATCGAGCTGGAGCGTGCGGCGCAGGTCGATGCCGACGAGGAGGCGGCGGTGGCGGCTATTGATGAGTGGCGTCGTCGTCTCTCCGGCTAGTCGCCTGTCGACGCTGCCGGAGGGGGTTCCGCAGCTGACGCTGGGCTGGGAGGTGGTCCGGTGGGCCTCGAAGTACCTTCGGCATCCGAATGGGCCGCGGGCCGGCCAGCGGTGGCAGTTCATCGATTCGCAGGTTCGGTTCCTGCTGTGGTGGTACGCGGTCGATGAGGAGGGCCGCTGGCTGTTCCATCACGGGGTGCGTCGGCTGGCGAAGGGGTCGGGGAAGTCGCCGTTCGCGGCGTTGATCGCGCTGGCGGAGTTGTGCGCGCCGGTGCGGGTGGACGACTTCGACCCGAAGGCGCCGGGTGGTGTTCGGGGCAAGCCGGTGTCGATGCCGTGGGTGCAGATCGCGGCGACGTCGGAGGCGCAGACCGCGAACACGATGCGGATGGTTCGTGCTCTGGCGGCGAAGGGGTCGCGGGTGGTGGAGGAGTTCCACCTGGATCCCGGGAAGACGCAGTACTACAAGCACCCGGACGGGAAGCTCGAGGTCATCACGTCCTCGGCGACGTCCGCCGAGGGTGCGGAGATCACGTTCGCGGTCGAGGACGAGACCGAGCACTGGCTTCCCGCAGGGCGGGGCCCGGAGCTGGCGGAGACGATCGACCGGAACCTGGCCAAGAGCGGGTCGCGCGCGCTGGAGACGTGCAACGCGTGGGAGCCGGGCGCCGGGTCGGTGGCCGAGGCGACGTGGGACGCGTGGGTCGCGCAGGAGGAGGGCCGGACCCGCGGCACGTCGCGGATCTTGTATGACTCGCGGATCGCGCCGCCTGACACGGATCTGGCGGATGAGGAGTCGTTGATGCGCGGCCTGGAGTTCGCGTATGGCGACTGCTGGTGGGTGGATCTGCGGGTGATCCGGGACCGGATCTGGGATCCGCGGTCCAAGCCGGACAAGTCGCGGCGGTTCTACCTGAACCAGCCGACGGCGGCGGATGACGCGTGGACGACGCCGATGGCGTGGGCCGCGTTGACGGACACCACGCAGGTGGTGGCCGACGGCGAGGAGATCGTCGCGTTTTTCGACGGGTCGAAGTCGCGGGACGCCACGGCGTTGATCGGGTGCCGCGTGTCCGACGGGTACATCTTCACCCTCGGCGTGTGGGAGCCGGACACGGCGCACGACACCGAGTCGGTGGTGCCGGTGGCCGAGGTCGACGCCGCGGTGGCGCGGATGTTCGACCGGTACAAGGTGCTGGCGTTCTTCGGCGACGTGAAGGAGTGGGAAGGCTTCGTCAAGGTCACCTGGCCGGAACGGTATGGCGATGACCTGCTGGTGTGGGCCGTCCCCGAGGGTAAGGATCCGCAGCCGATCGCGTGGGACATGCGGTCGCGCGTGCATGACTTCACGTTGGCCTGCGAGCTCGCCGAGACCGAGATCAAAGAGCGGCGGTTCGCGCACGATGGTGACTCGAGGGTGGCGCGGCACGTGGCGAACGCGCGGCGCCGGCCGAACCGGTGGGGTGTGTCGATCGGTAAGGAGACGCCGGACTCGCCGCTGAAGATCGACGCGGCGGTGTGCGTGATCGGCGCGCGGATGGTGCGCCGGCTGGTGCTGGGGTCGCCGAAGTACAAGCTCCGCAAGAAGGCCCGGTCGGGCCGGGTGTACGGCTTTAACTGAGACTGAGATCAAGGGGGGTGCTGGGTGGCGCTCTCCGAGGGCGAGGTCATCGACGCGACCAAGAAGCTGCTGGAGCTGCGCGATGGCGAGCAGCGGCGGCTGAAGAAGATCGCCGCGTACATGAAGGGCGACGCGTCCAGCGTGTACGTGCCGAAGGGTGCGCGGCAGGAATACAAGTGGCTGATCAAGCGGGCCAAGGTCAACGTCCTGCCGCTGGTGGTCACGGTGGTCGCGCAGGCGCTGTATGTGGACGGGTACCGGCCGGCCGGGAGCGATTCGAACGCGAAGGCGTGGGAGATCTGGCAGGCGAACCGCATGGATGCCCGCCAGCACGGCCTCCACAGGGCCGCGCTGAAGTACGGGACCGCGTATGCGGTGGTGATGCCGGGCCGGCCGGTGCCGGTGATCTCCCCGAAGTCTCCGCGGCGGATGACCGCGTTCTACCGCGATCCCGTCGAGGACGAGTGGCCCGAGTTCGCCGTCGAGGAGACCGTCCAGTACACGCTGAAGGGCAGGGTCCGGGCGGTGCGGCTGTATGACGCGCAGCACCGGTACAGCCTCGAGGCTCGGGAGGCCGACGGGGGGAAGCTTCGGCTGGTCCGGGCCGAGGAGCACGGGCTCGGCGTGTGCCCGGTGGTCCGCTTCCTGAACGGCGACGATCTTGATGGCGACGACTGTGTCCGGGGCGAGGTCGAGCCGCTGATCGAGATGCAGGATCAGCTCAACGCGACCACGTTCAACCTGCTCATGGCGCAGCAGTACGCCGCGTTCAGGCAGCGGTACGTGGCCGGGATGGTGCCCACGGACGAGGACGGGGTGCCGAAGGCGCCGTTCCAGGCCGCGGTTGACCGGCTGTGGGTCGCCGAGGACCCGGATGTGAAGTTTGGGGAGTTTTCCCAGACCGACCTTTCCGGTTACCTGCAGTCGGCAGAAGCTACGATCCGTCACATCGCGACGGTGTCGCAGACGCCGCCGCACCACCTGCTCGGGCAGATGGCCAACCTGTCCGCTGAGGCGCTCGCCGCGGCCGAGTCCGGGCTCCAGCGGAAGATCGCCGAGCGGAAATCCAGCTTCGGCGAGTCGCACGAGCAGACGCTCCGGCTCGCCGCGCTGGCCGCCGGCGACCGTAAGGGCTGGGATGACGTGTCCGCCCAGGTGGTCTGGCGCGACACCGAGGCTCGCGCGCTCGCGTCGACGGTGGACGCGCTCGGCAAGCTGACGCAGATGCTGCAGATCCCGCCGCAGGAGCTGTGGGAGCGGATCCCTGGCGTGACCGCGACGGATGTGGCGCGGTGGAAGCGTGCCGCGGAGAAGGCGCAGCGGGACGCGGACGCGATGGAGAAGCTCAACCAGATGATCGACCGCCAGATGGGTGGCTCGGCGCGGACGCAGCGGCAGGAGCAGCCCGCGTCCAACGGCGCCGCCGGCGGCGGGGATCGGGAGCCTGCGACCGCGGGGGCCGCCGGTGCCAACGCAGAATCAGCTCGCTGAGCAGCACCGGGCCGAGCAGGCGCGTCTGGCGGCCCGGGTGACGCGGGATGTGCTGCAGCTGTGGCTGTCGTCGTACCAGCCGCGGAACCCGGGCGTGTGGCAGGCGCTGCTCGCCGCGCTGCGGGCCCTGGTGGCGAGCTTTCGCCGGGAGTCGGCCAGGATCGCGACGAACTACTACCTGGAGTCGCGCGCCGAGGCCGGTGTGCCCGGCATCTTCGTGCCGCGGTCTGCGCCGCCGGAGCCGCCGCCGGAGCTCATCGAGGCGACCGCGCAGATCACCGGAGCGCGCGCGTACGGCCGTGCGCTGACCGCGGGCATACCGGAGCAGCAGGCGCGGCAGAACTCGGGTGTGCTCCTGGCCGGGAACATGGAGCGGATCGCGCTCAACGCGGGCCGGGAGACGATCTTGGACGCGGTCGAGGACGACCGGGAGGCGATCGGCTGGGCCCGGATCACCGACGCCGACCCGTGCGCGTTCTGCGCGATGCTCGCCTCCCGCGGGCCGGCGTACCTGTCGAGAAAGACTGCGTCGTTCCAGGCGCATCCGCACTGCGCGTGCGTCGCGGCGCCGGTGTGGAGCCGGGACGAGGCGTGGCTGGGCCATTCCAAGGACCTGTACGAGCAGTGGCGGCGTGTCACCGCCGGCGAGACCGGTGCAGGCGCCCGGCGGGCGTGGCGCCGCTACTGGGAGGGACGCGACAAGTCTGGAGACGACGATGGTGCAGCGTGACGCCGAGGCGCTTCGCCGGCTCACCCGGCAGGGCAAGGCGATGCGTACCGGGCCGGATGATCCGCGGCCGGGCCGGTTCCCGATCGCCAACCGGCAGGACCTGGAGAACGCCATTCGCGCGGTGGGCCGGGTGCGGCCGAACACCGAGGAGGCGCGGGCCAAGGTGCGCCGGTTCATCATGCGCCGTGCGCGCGAGCTCGGCCTGGAGGAGCTGATCCCGGACACCTGGAACGCGGACGGCACCCTCAAGAGCTGACCGAAGACTTTCCCCCCCCCCTAGGGCTGGTGAGCCGACATGGCTGCCGGCCCTTGCTTGTCCCGCCGACCCTGCGCCGTCATGGCCGGGTCACCAGTCCCGACATGGGAGATCACACAACATGTCCGATTCCGCGCCCGAGACCACCGCTGACGTCGCCGAAGTCGCTGCCGACGACGGTGATGTGTCGGCGGAGGCGTTGCTCGCCGCCGCCGTCGCCGAGCCCGACCACGACACCCAGGACGGCGCCGGGCACCAGCCCGAGCCGGAGGTGGAGGTCGGCCCGGACGGCTACCCGCTGAACACTCCGGTTGCCGAGATGTCGCCGGAGCATCAGGCGGCGTATTGGCGTGCGCAGGCGCGCAAGCACGAGAAGGCCGTCAAGGCGTACGGCAAGCACACGCCGGACAAGGTCAAGGAGATGGCGGCGCGCCTCAAGGAGATAGAGGACGCGCAGAAGACCGAGACCGAGAAGCTCGCCGAGCGGCTGGCCGAGGCGGAGCGCCGCGCGCAGGAGGCGGAGATCTCCCGTGCGCGTCTGCTCGCCGCCGCGGCGCACAACATCCCGGCCACCCTGCTCGAGCGGCTGGCCGGCACCACCGAGGAGGAGATCAACGAGGCCGCCGAGGTGCTGGCCACGGAGATCGAGGCCGAGGTGGAGCGTCGGCTGGCCGCGATGAAGCCGGCGAAGCCCGAGCCGGAGCCCGAGCCCGAGCCGTCTCGTGCGCACCGTCCGGTGGAGTCCCTGCGTCCCGGCGCCATGCCGTTGGACGACGTGCCACCGGACCCGAATGAGGCGTTCCGCATGTTCCTTTTCGGCGGGCGCCGCTAACCCCTGATCGATCACGCAGCGCCGGTTTCCTGCACGGGGCCCGGGGCCGCTGCATGCACGCCGTGTCGAAAGGAGAGCCCCGTGCCGACCTACAACGAGATGATCACGCGGGACGTTTCGGACGATCCGCTTATCCCTACCCCGGTGTCGGCGCAGATCCTCGAGGAGATGCCGACCCGCAGCTTCATGCTGCAGCGCGCCGGCCAGGTCCGCATGAGCACCAAGAGCCAGCGGCAGCCGGTGCTGGACGTGCTGCCGATGGCGTACTGGGTCTCCGGTGACGCCGGCATGAAGCAGACCAGCTCGGTGGACTGGAAGAACGTCACGCTGGTCGCCGAGGAGCTCGCGGTGATCGTCCCGATCCCCGAGGCGTACCTCGACGACGCGCAGGTCCCGATCTGGGACGAGGTCCGCCCGCGGATCGTGGAGGCGCTCGGCGCCAAGCTGGACGCCGCGTGCCTGTTCGGGATTGACAAGCCCTCGTCGTGGCCGACGGACATCTACACCAGCGCGGTCGCCGCGGGCAACGCGATCGTGACCGGCGGAAACGACGACTTCGCGCAGGACGTCGCGCTGCTCGGCGAGCTGATCGCGAAGGACGGGTTCAGCGTCAACGGCTTCGCGGCCCGCCCCGGCCTGAAGTGGAAGCTGGTGTCCCTCCGCTCGGAGGACGGCATCCCGATCTACCAGCCGGACCTGCAGAACGGCCGCGGCGGCAACCTGTACGGCTACCCGCTGGTCGAGGTCGACAACGGCGCCTGGGACTCGACCGAGGCCGAGCTGATCGCCGGTGACTGGACCAAGGCGATCATCGGCATGCGTCAGGACATCACCTGGAAGATGTTCGACCAGGGCGTCATCAGCGACGGCGACGGCAAGGTGATCCTCAACCTCATGCAGCAGGACTCGGTGGCGCTCCGCGTCACCATGCGGGTCGCCTACGCCACCAGCAACCCCGTCACGCGCCTCAACACGAGCGAGGCGTCCCGGTTCCCGTTCGGCGTCGTCCAGGCGTCGACGGCCGGCTCCTGATCCCCTGCCCGCCTGCGGGGCCCGCCGCGCTGCAGGGGCCCCGCATCACCGATTGGAGTGCTGGGTGCGCCTGCTGGCCATGCTCCACGCTTACCCTCCGTGTCACAACGCGGGCGCGGAGTGGATGGTCCACACGATGTTCCGGGCACTTGTGGAGCGTGAGCACCAGGTGGATGTGGTGCTGTCGCAGCCGTCCCCGTCCGGCCGGCGCCCGTACGAGCTGGACGGGGTCCGGGTCCACCCATTCCGGTCGAAGTCGGATCCGTTCACCTTCACGGAAGAGGCGGACGCGATCATCACGCATCTGGAGAACACCCAGCGCGCCAGCACGATCGGGGTGATGCGGGGCCTGCCGGTGGTGCACGTGTTGCACAACACCTTCGGTCAGACCCGCGGCTGGGTGCGTAAGCACCGCCCCTCCCTGGTCGTCTACAACTCGGAGTGGATGCGCCGGGACTACGAGGCGTGGCTGCGGTCGATCAGGCACCCGCTGCCGGAGTGCGTGGTGGTACGGCCGCCGGTGCACGCCGCCGACTACGCCACCAGGCACGGCGACCGGGTGACGTTGATCAACCTTTTCCGGCCCAAGGGGTCGCGGACGTTCTGGGAGCTCGCCAAGCGCATGCCGGACGTGGAGTTCCTGGCGGTGACCGGCGCCTACGGCGACCAGGACATCCGGGATCTGCCGAACGTCGAGGTGCTCCCCAACATCCCCGGCAACAAGATGCGGGACCAGGTGTACGCCCGCACTAAGATCCTGCTCGTCCCCAGCGAGTACGAGTCGTGGGGCCGTGTCGGTGTCGAGGCCATGGCGTCGGGCATCCCCGTGATCGCGCACCCCACCCCCGGCCTCAAAGAGTCCCTGGGTGAGGCCGGCGTCTTCGTCGACCGGGACGACATCGACAGCTGGGAGCGGCAGATCCGCCGGCTGCTCACCCCCCGCGCGTACGGCATCGCGTCCAGGCGCGCGCGGGAACGGTCGGCCGAGCTCGACCCGGCCGCTGACCTGGCCCGCTGGGTCAAGGCGGTCGAGCAGCTCGCCCCGGAGCGGCGCAGGCTGCGCGCCCTCGCCCGCGCCTAGAAGGGAAGGGAGGCGCTGGTGACTCCTCCGCTCCCTGAAGGGAGCGGCTTCTCGCTAAGCCGCTTTCGCAGCCTCGCGAAGGGCAAGCCCTGCCCTCAAGATGTTGATCGCCGCGTTCACGTCGGCGTGTGCGGAATGCCCGCACGCCGTGCATTTTCACCCGTCGCCT